TCTCTGACATGTGGCATATCCTTTTCTCGGCAGAGAATCGACGGCGTCTGAACACCGCCATGATATGCCGCCCCTCAGGGCATCACCAACTTTCGCGCGTTTCTCGCGGCGGGCACACGGACGGTCTCATTGGTGAGGCCGGGGTCGGTCAGATCACCTGGGTGGCGGCGCAGAAAATGATAAGCGACGCGGCGGCCGATGCCATCAAATTCGATTCCCTGGCGGATCAGCCCGGCCCCCGGCAGGGTGCGGTTCATGTCGAGCGGCAGCATCTCGGCAGGGAGCATCTGCAATTGCAGGGGAACCGTCAGGCCGTCCTCGGCACGGCGGGGTCGGATGCGAATGAAGACTTCGCCCGACAGGAATACCTCGCGCGCGGCCCGGCGCTGCAACCCGTAGAAGTCTGTCAGCCCTTCGGCATCGGCATCATCGGTCCAGGCCAGCCACAGCGCTTGTAGCTCTTCCTTCTTGGAAGCATCGGCAATGGTTGACGAAGGCTTGATCCCGTCACCGACAACATTGCTGGCGAAGCTTTCCACGGCATTTGCGGCATAACCGTTGTTCCGGACCAGCCAGCGGGCGCGGGCGGTGATCGTGTCACCCGATGCCGCAATCAGCGTGTTCACATGGGCGCGGCTGGCCCGGAAACCCCGAAGCCGTCGATGCGCTTGTGCGGCGTCAAATCCGCCGATGATGCTGCCGATGCGCTGCCGGAAAGCTTCAAACGCCATGGATCACAGACCCTTCGAGGCCACGGCGCCCCAGCGCCGACGACGCGGCGTGCCGGTGGTGGCGGTCGCAATCCGGGTTTCCAGATCGCTGATCGCGTTCGCCAGTTCCGCGTCCGAGCCATAGTTGATCGATTTGCCGTCATAGCTGACCGACCGGACACCCGCGTAGCGCGCCTCCTGCAGCGCCGCCAACAGGGCGCGCATTCGTTCCAGATCCATCTCAATCCCTCATGAAGTTCGGTGTGTAAGCCCGGCGTTTCCGCCGTGGCGTTGTCGGTGTTCCAGCCTTTTGCGCGGCAGGCATTGTTGGTTCAGATGGGACGTCCGGTTGCGGCGCCGGGCGCGTTTCCACCCCAGCCTGTTCCTCAAGCCGCCGCCAAGTCGCCTCATCCCAGCGATCTGCGCCCATGATCCAGGCCGCCGCACGGGCATAGACGCGGGTGTCGAGCGCCTCGTTACGCTCCCGCATCTTCTGCCATTCGGGGTGGCTGTAGCCGCGCTTGTTGCGCACGGTGACCAGCTGTTCGGCCACCAGCTGCTTCAGCCATTCGGTGTCGATCCAGTCAGGCAGATGGACCGTGCCGGGGGCGTCCAGCACGCCCAGCGCCAGATCTTCGTCCGAGGGACGTTCCAGCCGCAGGAAGCGATAGGTCTCAGTCTTGAACGTCGCGGTGGCCACGGACCACAGCCGCGCGCCCCGACGCAGACGTTTGCCGCCGATGGTCGCATCGACGAAGGTCGGGCCCGACACCGGCGTCGCGCGGTTGAAGCCTTCGAGGCCCTTGATTGGGGCAACCTGATCGAAGCCTTGCTTGCGCGCCCAAGCGTAAACTGCCGGGGCCTCGTAGCCCGTGTCGATGGCCAGCTTGCCGATCACCATCACCGCGCCATTGGCGCAGGCCCAAGTCCGACCGAGTAGTGTCGTGAGCTTGTCCCAGCAGGCCGGATCATCGGGTCCGCCCGCTATGACGATGTGATCCACGAGCCAGCTTTCCAGCCCACGCCCCCAGGCCCAGACATCGACCTCGATCCGGTCTTTCTGCACATCGACGCCAGCCGTCAGGAAGAGACCGCCAACCGGGATCTGCGCGCCCGTATAACTTTCGCGCCGCTCTGCCAGCCGCTGCCATTCCGGCGCATCGCCAGACTCGACCCATGTCTCGGCCAGCAGGGTGTTGCGCGCGGCGCGCAGCATTTCTTCCGAACCCTGCGCCGCCAGCCAGTCGCGTGCGATCTGCTGCCAGCTTTTCCAGCCGAGCGGTGAATAGAGCGCTGAGAGGTGGAAGCCGATGGAGTGTGGATCGGCGGATACAGCCGTCGCCCGCCATTCGCCCCGCTCCAACATCTGCGTCTTGTGGTGCTCGGCGATGGGTTTGTCGCAGCCTTCGCAATGGTAGGCCGCCGTGTCTGGACGTCCCTTGTCCCAGCGCAGCCTCTCGAACTGCAGCCACTGCATGGCCCCACAATGTGGGCAGGGCACGAAGTACCGACGCTGGTCCGATGCCTCGTATTCCCGTTCGATCCGGCTGATGCCCCGGATCGTTGGGGTCGAGACCATGAACACCTTGCGACGATGCGAGAAGGTCGTCGTCCGCGCTTCGGCCAGCATGACCGGATCACCTTCCTCGTCGGCAGAGGCCGGATAGGCATCCACCTCGTCGAGGAAGATGTAGCGCGCGGGCATCGACCGCAGGCCGGTTGCAGAGTTGGCGCCGGTCAAGACCAGGATGCCGCCGGGAAATTCCTTCGACAGCATCGAATTGCCCGCGTCGCGCGACCGGGCCGGGTTCACCCGTTCGCGAAGTGCGGGACTTTCCGCGATTAGTGGATCGAGCCGTCCACGCGAGGTGCGCTTGGCCATCTCGACTGTCGGCAGCACCGCCAGCATTGGGCCCGGCGCGTGGTGGATGACGAAGCCGATCCAGTTGTTGCCAGCTTCAGTCGCGCCGACCTGCGCGGCCTTCATGAACGAGATGCGCTGTGCTGCGTGGCGCGGCGACAGCACGTCCATGATTTCACGCAGATAGGGCGTCCGCGCAGTGCGGTATTGGCCGGGTTCGGCCGAGGCCCGCGAGGACAGCTTGCGGTGCTGATCCGCCCATTCCGACACCGTCAGGTCCGGATCGGGTCGCATGCCGCGACGCCAGGACCGCAGGATGTCTTCCGCACCGTCAAAGCCGAGGTCGAGCCCGTCTGTCAGCTGATCATCGGTCAGATCGCTGGTTGTCGTGTCGCCGTTATTCGAGGCTGACCCGGAGATCGGCAAGGGCGTCGAGTTGCGCTCTGACATGGGTTTCCAGCACCCTCTGCAGGATCGCGGCCTCGATATTCATTGGCTTGGCCGTTTGTTTTTCCACCTCCGCTGCCACTTCGGCTGCCATCAATGCCGCGACTCTGCTGGGCCAGGTGACCCAGACATCGCGTTCCTGTCGCGCAAGGCGAAACACCAGCGTTTCTGCCCGGGCGCGATCGACCAGCGTGCCCTTCTTTTTCTGGATCGCCAGTTGGCGTTCCTGCGCCTGGTAGACTGTCAGCGCGGTGCGGGCTTTCAGGTAGGACGAGCTGTCGGCCGGGCCGCTGAATGCAGCATCGCCACCGGTGCTCCGCCGCTGCTGGTCGGGGTCGGTCATGTCGGCCCGGCGCACATCGGAGGCGGCGGCATTGATCGAGCCATCGCTGTAGACCACCAAACGCCCGGCCTTGCGTGCCTTCTGGATCGCCCCGCGCGAGATGCCGGAATGGGCGGAATACTCGCGCTCGCTCATTCCTTCCATAGTGTCGCCCGCTTCGATTAAAGCAATGATATTGCTTGTTATTCAGTTGATTACACTCGCCAATAGAGCGAATCCGGGTGCAGCAAAACGATGCAACTCACCCCCGGAGATCCCGCCATGACCACGAAGACCCAAGCCCCCAGCGAAGCCCTACTGCTGGAAATCGCCACCACGCATTTCCACAGCATCGAGACACTGGAGACGCAGAACAGCGACCGCCTCGACTTTCACGATGTGTCGGTCTGGTCGATCCGCGCCGCACTGGAGTCGGCCTTCGCGGCTGGACAAGCCGCAGCCCGCTGAACAGGAGAGCAGCCATGACCATCCGCCGTACCACCACCTCGAATGACAAAGCCCTGAACGCCTTCGTTTCTGCCAAAGCTGACATCGACACGATGCTGGAGCGGCTGACCGCCCTCAGCGATGACCATTTTGAAACCAACCCGGACGAGATCAACTGGGGCGACGTTGGCACCCTCAACCACTACGCCAGCCTGCTGCGTCAGATCACCGACAGCGCCTTCAAGGTAGGCGAATACGCCGAGTGAGGCGACCCAGCCTTGAGCCTGCCCCGCGATGGCGGGGCTTGGCCTCATAGAAGCGTGCCGCATCCCGCGCGCCGTGAACGCAGAGGCCACCATGACCAAACTCACCGAAACCCAAGCAATCATTCTCAGCGCCGGAGCCCAGCGCGCGAGCAATCTCGCGATGCCGTTGCCAAAGGGGCTGCACGGCGCTGCCGCAAAAAAGGTCATCAGCATGATGATTGGACGCGGTTGGCTCGAAGAGGTCGATGCTGACCTGCGCAAAGGCGAGTCGCTCTGGCGCGAGACCGGCGATGGTCACGGTACCACGCTCGTCGTCACTGACGCGGGGCTGCTGGCCATCGGGGTGGAGCCGGTTGTGTTGAAAACCATGGCTTCCATTCGCCAACGTGCTGCCGAGGTGCCGATTGCGAAAGTGCCAACTCCGAGATCCGG